ATAATCTCCACTTGAACCTATCTGTGCGTAATCTCCACTTGAACCTATCTGTGCGTAATCTCCACTACTATCAGTTTCGTTATCTTTACCAGATTCAACTCTTGCTTTTTCAATAGTAAAATCTACACAAGCCTTAACAAACCCTTTAAGCCCAAGTTTCGCACCAATATGGAGCTTATTTGTAGCTGTTTTATTCCCCTTTTTATAAACATCTCCAATAGCTTCAACATCTGCAAAATCTGGAATGTTGCCATTTTCATCAACAAGCTGGTAATAATCCAGCACATCAAATGGGTTTTCGCAGAAATGCATTACGCCTGCTTCGCATATTTCATTTCCGTTTTCTTCATAAGTAGCATTCTCTTTGTACTGCTTACCTTTGCATATCATTCCTTTATTAAATGCTTTATATCCTTTTACGCCCATCATCTTTCCTCACTTTTTTCAAACTCTTTTAACTGTTCCGCTAACTTCTTACACTCATCTGCAACATATTCTTCGGTGCGGATAACATCATCAATCGGATATTTACTTTCAACCATTTTTCGTAGTTGAAGCTCTCTTCTATGGCTTGGAAACTTCTGTATCGCATAATCCAAATCTGACTTATCTCCTGCGTGTCCGCAATCAAATCCGAACCACCACAAATCACTCTCGATTGGATAACTTGAATGCTCTCCACCACCTGCATATGTAATGCCACCGTGACACTGAAAATATGCTTCAATGCGGATTCTTTCATCTTCGTCTAGCCAAGCACCAAGCAAAGGAAGAATCCCACTTACTTCTCTGTCTCCGACATCAGTTTTCTTGATTTCAAGGTAATCACTGTAATCCTTTCCATATAATGGATGATTCTTTGGAATGCCGACATAGCCGCATCTGTACCCGGAACTTCCAAATATGACAACGCATTTGTATCCTGCGTGTTCAAATTCACGCTCTACAACATATCTATCATTCATAGTGCTTATCCCTCCGCAATCTCTAATTTCTCACTATCATTAACAATCAGCATAATCAACTGACTATCTACCATTTCAGCAACTTTCTTCTGATTATCTGTACTAAGGCTTTCAGAATCATCTAAAACAATAGGCACCGATATGCCGCTAATCTTCTGAATTGAACTGCAAATGTCAACTCTACCTAAAATCCTGTTTCCCTTGTTACTCATAGTTGTTAAAATGCTCTTTCCGTCAACTGTAGGTATGCAACAGCTCTTGTAATTACCATTCTTGGCATATTCAAACAACTGCCACTTAACCAAACCGAAATGACTGTTTACCGCCTCTGTCGAGGCTTCGTTCTTTGCTTTGTCTAATTTATCAAGTAAATCAAGGATTTTCTCGGCATTAGCCTTATTCTGTTCAGAATCAATCCTTGTCTGCCTTAATTCTTCAAGTCGCTGTTCATCTGCTGCCGTATCGGACCTTGCAATCTGGCTTTCACATTCTGCTAACTGCTGCCTTAAAGCTGTTTCCTGTGCCTTTAATTCTGCCTTAATCGCCGAAATATCATTAGCCTTGTGCATAGCTTCTTCTCTTTCAGCAATCTTCTGTTCAAGTGCCTTGTATTCTTCGGTGGCTGACACATCAATCTCCTGTGGAAGTTCTGCTAACTGCTTTTCAAGGTCTACTAAATCCACTAAATGTTTTTCTAACTTCTGCTTTCTGTCAGCCAATTCCTGTTCAGCTTCAACTAACAATCCTTTGATTTCATCAAGCATTTTCTTAGCTGTGTTGCCCTTATCGGTAATTCTGCTAAGTTCAGTTTCTTTATGTGCCTTAAAATCTGCCTTTAGTTTCTCTTTCTTTTCCTCTGGGTATTCCTGTTTACAATAAGGGCAAATAAGATTATTCTCGTCAAATACACGCTCTTTTTCAGCTTTCCATTCGGTTCTTCTATCATCAAGTGTTTTCTGATATTCAGCTATCTTGTCCTTATCAAAACTAACAACATCTTCTGCGTTGCTGATTGACTTCTTGCTATCCTCAATCACATAATTAAGGTTACTAATCTGTGATTCAAGTTTTCTCCTAGCCTTAACATTTTCTTCATTAGCCTTGCGTGACATATCACTAAGCTCAAACTTAAGATTAAGAATATCTGAACTAGCCTTGTCATATTCAGCTATCAGCTTGTCATTGTCGGTCTGCTTTGCCACGCAATCAGCAATCTGCGCTTTAAGGCTGTTCTTCTGTAATTCAAGGTCAGATACTTCAATAGCCTGTTTAAGCTGAATATCTCTTTCCTTTTCCTTAATCTGTCCGTCAAGAATAGGCAAATCCTTTGTAATCTTAGTCTTGGTAGCCTTATTCATAGCGGATAATTCCTCAACTGTATACTTATTAAGCAAAGGAACTAACTCCGCTAATTCGGCTTTCTGTGAAGCTATATCAAGGTCTGTAACATCTCCCACAAGGCTGAATAGGTATTCTCTCATTTCTGCTGGTTTCTGATTAAGAAAAGCATTTACATTGCTGCACATCTTAAATACATTCATATCAACATCAAGATATGCATTGAACTCCTTTAATGTCTTAGGCACATCGTTGATAAAATACTTGTTGTCGTCTTTATAACTACTGCCGTCCTTACTGTAAGTACGCTTCTGCACTTTCTTCATAGTTACTTCTTTTCCGTCAACATCAAGTGTAAGCTCAACACTTGTATCCATATCATCAACGGATTTTCCGTCAATTTCTCTTCGTACAACTGGATTATCCTTTAATTCATAATCACAGTTAAACAAGCACCACAGATAAGCTGTGGCAATAGTCGACTTACCCTTGCCGTTCTTAGCCATAATCTTTGTAATGGCGTAAAAATCAAACTCTGCGTGTGCATAGCACATAAAGTTTTCTAATACTACTCTTTTTAAAGTTGCTTTCATAAACAATATCCTTTCCTTATTATACATTCATAACAAATATGCCATCTTCAACTTGGAAATTATCAACTTCCCTATCCGCATAGGCTGAATACTTAGCTTCTTCAAACGAACCGTTAAAAACTGTTCCATGCAGCGGTGTCCATATCTGGCATACCACGTCTTCATCAATAGCCATACTTGCTAAATCTTTAACTGTAATATCACTACTCATCAGCTTCGCCCTCCTCTGCGTAATCAATCCTGCTTACTGATACTTCATAAGCAACCCTTGTCTCAATCTCATTGTCACTTATCTTCTTAGCGTACTCTCTGCTCTGAAATCTTCCCTGAATCTGAATGTGTTCTCCAACTTCAAGTCCACCCGCAAATCTCGCATTTCTTCCCCATGCTATACATGGTATGTAATCTGATTTGCCATATGGTCTGTTTACTGCCACTAAGATGTCTGCAATTTCTCTGCCTTTTGGGGTGCATCTGTATACAGGCGGTTTGCAAATATAAGCGTCAAGTATGACCATGTTGGTATTGTCCTCGAATGGTAGTTCTTTCGAATCCTGCGCCAACACTTCAAACTCTCTTGCAAATACTGTCAGAATCAGCTTGCTCTTCACATTGTCAGTGTGCTTATTGAAACTTCGTATCTGTCCTAAAACTGTGACAACCTGTCCTGCCTTAATTTCTGTGATATCAGTAAGTCTGTCTGATATCATCACTGGTAACACGTCTTTGTTGCCGCTTGTCCTTGAACACTTAATCATGAATATGTAATATCCCTCTCCAAATACTTCATGTGAGTACTCTGGCTCTCTCTCAACTACTCCTACTAATGTGATATTGTTGTTATTAATTGCATTTTCCATTTCTTTCTCTCCTTACTTTAATATGTAACTTCCTATTGGTACTTTATCCATTCTTTCAATCAAATGGATTTTGCAGCTGAAAGTATAGAATTTTCTAAAATCCTTTTCTCTTATGGCTCTCTGCCTGTTTCTATTCAACTTAATGATTCTTTTTATGCTACTCATTGGCACTCTCCTCCCTGGTTCTGTAATACATTGTTGTAAGAAATCCTTTTGTTGTTAAGCAATCGTAATTCTTCCATACCTCAAGGCTATGATTTGCTGTCTTAACAGCATTTCTTACTGCACTTCCAATAGAATCCTTACTTTTGCCGTATTTCTCGGCAACTTTCTTAATCTCGCCATCTATTGCTAATGCAGAATCAAGATTGCTCATAATATCAACGGTGTATACATAACCTTTTCTGTTGGAAAGAATACCTAAGCTGAATAATTCTTCTCTTATTCTTTTCTCCATAAACAAACTCCTTATCTGTAGCAAAAGTACATGTTCTGCACTTTCTTATAAACACCGCTACCTTGTTTAAATTCAGCTTGATATAACACATTGCTAGGTATGTCATATCCACTTATTAATAATTCTTCTGCTATTCTCCAACATCTTTCTGTTGGTTCTTTATAGAATCCGCTGTTTTTAAGTTCTGTACATTGATATTGCCCTGATTGATAGATAACTTCTTCAATGCTGTTAGGAAAATACTCACTTTGTACTCGATTCAAAACAACAGCTCCTGCAAGATATAGCATTTCATCATTGTTGTACGTCGCTCCGCATTCGCCCATCAACAAATGTGCCATAAGCGACAACTCATATTCATCAACACTTATCTCTCCAGTTTCAACCTTATAATCAACATGTGAGTTGTAGCATTCGCTTAACACTGCACTCTGCTGATTAATCTTAGCTTGCGGTTGTACCGGTCTTAGAATCAACGCTATAAGGCTAATTCCTGCCAGTGTTGCGGATATGTTAATTATCTTTTCTTTCATATCTTCTCCTACATGTTTGTATCATGTACCACTTCGGCAAGTGCTATTGGCAACAAATAGGTGTCGATGAATTCGTGTACATCAGCCAAGTATTTTCTTTTGATACTCTTGTATGTCGCCACGCACCCGAATTCGCGTTTTAACTGCTTGTATATATCAGAATATACTGAACCGCGAATACCACCGTCTTTGTACGCATTGCTGTCCTTTCCGCCAAGTACTTCAATTCCTTTCTTTCTAACATGTTTCTGCACTTCTTCAATCTCACAGCCGTAAAGCGGAGTTTCTTCTTCGATACTGGTTATCTTATCTTCAACCTTATCAACTCTCTCTGTGAGTTCTGTGTTGCCCTGTGCCAATAATCTAATCTGTTCAGATGTTGTCAAAGGCTTGCTGTAACTTCCTGTCTTTCTGATTGACGGAAGAACTTCTGATGTAACCCATTCTGTAAATCTCTCTGCACTTTCTTTACGGCTCTGAAAGATTGTCTTGTAAAGATTGCTTTCATTAATAAATGTAGCTTCCTGTTCTCTGCCTAATCTGTCAATGACCTTACTTGTAGTAACCCCATCTGTTTTAAGCCTTGCCTTAACTCTGCTTACCTGTTCAAGTTCTAATGCCTTGCATACATCAGCCAAGCAAAACATAGGTTCATTATCTTTAGCAATAGTTCTGATTTCTCCGAACTCTGAATTGCTGAAAATCTGCAAATCTTCCATAAACACATTCCTTTCCTTTTGTATTTGTGTGATATATTTTTGACCTTTCAAGGCGCATTTGAGCAATTCCACTCATTCCTATCTGCTGTAGCTTGTAGAACTTTATATTTATTGATACAATAGAGAAGTGATGGTAGACACTTTCCGAAAGGAGATTGTATGGATACTGTCATAGCATTGTGCGTATCAGTGGTCGGCTCATACTTCTGTGGTTTAGGCTTCTGCACCCTGTATACTCTTATTTCTATATCAATAGAATTAAATAAATATGCTAAAGACAAAACTGCCAATCGGTAGGTAATTCACACTTGATACGAACAGGGCGCTATCCCTGTCAAAAAGAACTAATGATGTTTGAATAAAAGTTTGTAACTATTTACCGCTACCATCACTTTTCTATTGTATCAATATCAAAAATTCTAATCTGTTTGTACTTTGTGCTATAATCCTCTTATTCTAAATGGGAAAAGAGGTGAAAAATATGGATAGCAAGCAACTTGCTGACCGATACGCTATTGCTAAGTTGTTGGGTTATCAAGACAGTGTTGAACAATTCAAAATTGAGTACCGCAAATACTATGATGAATTTATGTCTACTATTGATAACAAACCAGCTAAGGTAGAAGTTATATCTAATCCTTTTCGTTAAAGCTTTATAGCGTTCAATGCGTTGGTGAGAGAATCGAGTATTTTACATTCACTTTGTAATGCTTCGTTTTTCTCACCATTTACCGCATTGTGGGCAAGTCCAAGCGCAAACCATTCAACATAATCTCTTAGTGTCCGTTCCTCATCATCTCCGCTTATAGAAAAAGGTCCTGTCATTTTTTCATCTCCTTTCTAAAGTTTAACGCTGTTTAACTTTTTAAGCAAAAAAATAATCGCCATATTCTGATAGCTGAATATTAAGCAGCCTGCTCCATTCTTCAATATCATGCTGCGAAAACTCTGTCTTGCAATTAAGTTTTCTCGATACCGAAACCATGGAAATACCCAGTTTACTAGCAAAAGCACTCTGGCTGCCAAACACTTCAACTATACGCCCTTTTAACTTGTTATATGTATATGGCATATATCTGACCCCCTTTCCTCAAGATGAGTTTAGTTTAACACTGTTCAACTCATATGTCAACACGAAAGTTTAATTTTATTTAACTTTTTTGTTGAAAGTTTAACAGCGTTGTGTTAAAATACAGTTATCACAAAAGAAAGGAGAATATACATATGAAATGCGAAGTCACAGCAAAAAGGTTGAGAAAAGCACTTGATGAATGTGGTATGAAGCCACAAGAATTAGCTGATAAGACAGGAATTGGTAAGTCATCAATAAGCCAATATCTTAACGGCTCACACGCTCCATCTAATATTAGTAGCGGTAAAATAGGAAAAGTGTTGAATGTAGAACCTTTATGGCTAATGGGATTTGATGTTGAACAGCGTAAGACTTTTGATGTCAAGCAGGGAGATAAAGATTTTGAATTGATTGATAAGTTTTCTATGCTAGACGAAAGAGATAAGAAGATTGTTCTTAATATGATTGAGTCCATGATTTCCAGCAAAAATAAGAAGTAGGGTTTTACCCCCACTTCTCAATTAATCTTTTTGTGAACGCGTACAGATATTTTAATATGTCTGTACGCTCTATTTTTTCTATTAATTCGATTATCTTCTGTCTGTATTCCTCATTCTCCATATATCCCCCTTATTGCACGATATAACACTGGTAGCGATAGTGTTATTATAGAACATCTGTTCTTGCATGTCAACCTACCCCCAGTAGATTAACAGTTTTCAGCGGTGACACTGCCAACGCCAATCAAACAGTGCCACCTAGCCGAAACTTGAAGATTCTGTCCGAACTCTCTCGGACAATTATTATTATAAATACTGATAATGTAAAAATCAACTTAAAGATATCGCAAGTTTCGACAACATTCGACAAATTATGCATATTGTGATATGATTACTAAAATTAAATTTAAGGGGAGTTTGCCTATGAAAAAGAGAATTGCAAGCATTATGCTTGTTATGTGCTTATTGAGCCTTGTAGCGTGTCAGAACGGTGCTTCTGATAATAACGTTAAAAGTGCCAGTGAAGTCCAGACGGAACAAGAAACATTATTATCAAGAGACAAGAGTGTATACCCTGATGATATAACTGTTGAAATGCTCAAGCGTACACCTAATAAGTATATTGATAAAGAATTCAAGTTGACAGGCAATATTGTAGCAGAATTAAAATATGATGGGGAGGTCGAAGATAAAGACGGAAATACGCATACCGGTGAAGAATCTAGTGAATATATTGCTTGCTATTATTTAGCTGTTAATGGCAATAATGATGATACTGTTGTTTTGACATATTATAGAGACGATTTTGATTATAATTTGCTTGTTGGCGATAATGTGACAATGTATGGAACGCTTCTTGAGGGTGGTATGGAATTTAAGAAAACAAACGGAACTATAATAACCATTCCTGCTGTTATGGCTGTTATGATAGATTTGAATAATTAAAATATTACCGGGAGCATTGCACTCCCGGTATTTTTATTAAGGTTAGACTAATTCGCAATCAGCTACATTGACCGCTGCGAATAATTCTCCGCCATGTACAAGCACAACTCTGTCTCCGCTTCTTTCTGATACTGTATACTCGTTATACCAAGCCTTAATAGGTGTACCATCATAATCAGTATCGCCGACAAATCTCACTGTGCTACCCTCTTCAATGTCTTCACTGAATGGAATATCTGTAGGTGCATCATCAGAACTTGTACCGCCGACAAATTCAAGATTAGCAATATTGACAGCGGCTGTGATTGTTGTACCGATGCCTATAACAATTCTGTCTCCGTCCTCTTCAATCACATCATATTCATCATAATATGTCGCAAATCTCACGCCGTCATAATCAATGTTATCAAGCACTCTGACTTTCTTACCGTCGCCGCGATTTACTGTATCTGTGTTGATATCATTGTCATTGTCATAAATGCACTTAACAAGGCTGATGTTATCCTCGTCAATAGCAGCAGTAGTTACGCCGTCAACACCGATAACAACTCTTCTGCCACTGGCTGATAAGACACTGTACTCATCATAGTAAGTGCTGAATGGCTCGCCATTATCGTACTGAATAGCGTTAATAACCTTAACTGTATCGCCCTTATGGTATTTAGTGTCTGGTACTGGCTCATAGTCTGGCACTGTGATTTCTTCAACGACATGGTCTGTGCAATAATCAGTGTAACAATAGTTCTGGTCTACTGTCTGTCCGTTAATCTGTGTGTCTCTAAGATAATTAACACTTCCACCGAATTGCCACATATCATAACCAACAGCAATTCTAGGTTCTGCATCTGAATACTTTGCTACCCAAACGGCATAACCAGCTTCTTTTAATCTTGAAATGTCTACATAATTGTTAATGCAGTTCTCGTATGAGTATAAGCCGACATTCTTATATCCTGCATTTCTCATTTCATCAAGAAACGCCATAATAATGTCTGTAAGGTCGTCGCCAGTAACCATGCCTGCTTCAACATCATAAAACACTGGATAACAAAATGATTTGCCTGCTAAAAGCTGTGCAAAATATCGGGCTTCATTTACAGCTTCATCATTGCTTAATGCGTTACCGAAGAAATAGGCTCCTTTGTGGATTCCTGCACTTTCCAACTTATTGTAACTGTTTTCAAACTCTCTATCTTCGTATAAGCCATCATCAGCACCACCTGCCTTGATAATGGCAAAGTCTACACCCTCATTATCCTTTGCACCTTTGAAATCAAAGTCTTCTTGCCACCTTGATGTGTCAATTCCGAATAATTTACTCATAAATTTACCTCCTAAATTTAGAAAAATGTGTATCAAAAAAGCACCCCAGTGTTTCCACTAAGGTGCTTGATTGCGAATATTATATTGTTAATGTTATGTGGCACTGCCAACCTTGTGAATTGCTTCTTGCAGTTCGTCATGTTCGATAAGGAAATACCTTACATCTTCTTTTGTAATTTTTGTCAATACCTTATGTCTTATTTTCATTCTACAACTAAACAGTGATAATATTAAATACAACGGTGCAATTACTAGGGCAGTATCCAAAACCTAACTAAATATAAGTGAGCCTGTAATATAATCACTCTTTTGAAATTCGCTTGTAGCCCATGCGCCTCTCTTCCCATCTTTCGTATAGTATCTTGCAAAGGAATAATGTTGGCTTGCAGAGCTATATAACAATGTTGTTCCATAGCCTATCAACTTTGCTCGAACTACACCTGTGGCATCATAAGGAATATAATTGCTTTCCAATATTTTATTAAAGTTAGTAATACCCATATTTTCAAGAACTGTTTCTATGTCATAATATCCTGTAAAATTATTCTGTGTAGAATCTTGTGTCTCAATTTTGGAGGCATAGTATAAAATCCCTGTTTTGGTAGATTTATTATAATAGCAATAATTATAGCCATAACCTTCAAGAGTACCATCTACACTTGCAATATTTTTGCAAAAAGAGTTTTTAACGTCAATATTACTGTTTAGTTGTGTAACTTCATCACGAAGATTACTAATCATATCATTGTTATTCTTAATACCTGCGTCCATTATATTTAAGTTTGTTGCATTCCAGGGAGTACTTTTGCTTGGCGATTGTTGCCAGTTTACACGGCTGTACGAAAGAAATCCAGTTAAGCTCATAATTTGCCTCCTAAAAAATAAGAGTGCAGGCTTAAACCCACACTCTCTGATGATTTACTCTGTTACTGTTCCTACTGCGTTTATCGTATCTGAATCAATTGTCTGCTGTTCACTCTTTAGCAGCTTATTGACTTCTGATTTAAAATTCTCATAATCATTATCACATTGTGTCTGATTTGCAAGGTATAATTCCTTGTTAGTAATTGTCTGACTAATTGTCAGTGAACCAGTTTCCGGCACAGCCGCATACATTGTCATGGCTGATTGACCATTAATCACTGATGTTCCGCTTAAGTTTGTTGTCTTTGTTATACTTAACATATTGTTTTCCTTTCTACCGCTGTGCAGATTTAATACCAATTTTTTTGTGCCCAATCCCATGTAGCGACAGCTACATCGTCAACATATATAGTTAAAACGCTTCCGCTCCAATCAAATGTTACTGGATTGCTCATAGACAAAGCAGGTCGCATATAGTTTTTAAGTGAAGGGTGATATAGCTTAACATTTAAATAGTCATTAAAAACACATTCGCTTCTACTTAATATCCAGTTCGTTCCTGAACCATCATCATTTGACATTTCAATGTAGTGTCCTTGTATCTGTAAAAATGCACCTGTACTGCTTTTTATAAGGTATTCACCACCAATAATAGTAGTGGTCATTGTAATACCTCCGTCAGTTACATTTACATTTTTAAATGTGCCTTCTAAATCAGCATCAACAGCTTTTAGCTTCTTACAGTCTATCGAACCATCTGCTGAAATAGTAGTATTAGTAGATGTAAGCGTGAACAGATTACCATTGATATTAACAGACTTATTACCACTAATATTAATTGTGCCTTTAGCTTTAAGTGTTATATCGTCTGCAATAGCTTCTATGGCAGATTTGAGTTCTCCGCTTGTCGGGTCTTTCTTGATATAAAGGTCAAGACTTGCTGTTGTAGCATAGCTTTTAAGGCTGTCAGTTGTGGCATAACTTTCAAGGCTCTTCTTAGTAGCGTAATTATTAGAGACTTCCAACTTTATACTATTGCTTTCTGCACTAACTGCTTGTGTAATAGCGTTATTAACCTGTACAGTAGTGCTATAGTTGTCTCTTATATCAATCTGTGTCTTACTTAATTCAGAGCTGATTGTATTAAGGTTCACCTTTAACGCGGCATTTTGATTAAGAAGATAAGCGATTTCGGTTGAAGATATTTCTTTCCAACCGTGCGTTCCGTCTATTTTTTTAATCCAACGCCACGCTCTGTTCTGTGCTTCCCAATACGCTATAATGCCTACATAATTATCATATTCTGCTTCTGTGTATTCCCATGTGCTATCACTAGGGTATCTATCATCGCTTGGATATATAGGTACACTCCACTCATTAGCTGGATAATTATCCTTAGTCGGCTCGTATGTCACCTGATATACCTTAAAATCATCGTTGAGTTGCTTGTAAACATCTCCTATTTGCACACCGAAGCTATCAAGCGTACTTGTAACTGTATTAAATTTGCTTTCGATAGACTCTCCATTGCGAATATCAGTCCACCATAGCTTCTGGTCAATAAAATCTTTAGATTGCTTAATAGCCGAACCCCATAATGTAGAATTGCCGCCAACGGCTGTCTGAATACTCTTGAATACGCTATCAAGGGTTTGCTGTTCACTATCAACATATATCTTCGTTGAATTAAGCGTGTGTGAACCATCATTGTTGATAACATTGAACAGCGATTCTATATTCAACTTGCTTGCGGCAATATCAGCATTATCCTTAACCATATCATCACGGATAACCTGTCGTTGAATACCTTTGTCTGTTAATCCAATAGCGTCAAACATCAAATTGCCTGATTTATCCCAGATATACATGTTGTAATCTGAATTAGCGTCTTTACCTATCTGAACCCTAACCCTATTGCTGTCGGATATTTGAATTGTATTGTCTTTCCACTGTGACTTGCCATCTTCGCTGTGAACAAGTACATTAGTAGTATTAATGTCAAGTGCTGTGATTTTGCTTGCGTCAAGACTATCAATCATTGCTGACTTAATCTGTGCTTCTCCCAAAACAGCAATAACAGAATTAGAGAAATCCGTTGTTATTGTTGTTCCTGTTGCTGAACCGAATATTAATGTCTTGATATCAGCTACACTTGCGTCAAGTATGCCAACTTTCTCATAGTCTACTTTAAGATTTGCAATATCCGCATTAACAGCCTTAAGGCTTTCCACATTAGCATTAATGATATCTGCATATGTTGCGTCTAGTTTATTTGTTTTAAGATTATCAATATCAGCATTAACAGCCTTTAAGGTTTCAATGCTTGCGTATCTGATATCAGCTTCATCAACAGATAGTTTATTAATAAGCGCTTTATTTACAAGTATCAAGTCAGCATAGTACCGTTCCATCTGCTTGGTTATCGGTCCAGAAGCAACGCTTGTATTTTCCGTGTCAGATTGACCTATAGATGTAACGGTATCCATTAAGCCGCCGTCACATTCGTGCGTAATCTGCATTATAGGTACTTTGTAATCAACGCCACCCTTGTTGACAGTTATAATGTCACCGACTTCTAGTCGGTAATCACCGACAAACTTAACTGTAAGCGGTCTGAATTGAAAGTCACCTATCTTTTTATAGACTTCATCAAGAATTGCCTGCGTCATAAACGGATTGGCAAAACTAAGTCCTGTCGCTCCGTCACCAGAAGTAATCTGACTTTGTTCTGTAGAACCGCTTTTGGTATTGTTGCAAGTCAGCTTCTGTATAATAAAATCTTTACTCGTTGTGAATGTAACGCCTTGCTGATAATACTTATGTCCGTCAAGTACATAACCGCTATCCTTATACCACCTTAATTCAAGGTTTCCATCAGAATTAATTACCGCATTACAGCCTTGTAGCATAGCCATATAACCGATAATTTCTCTATAGGTATATCCTTGTGGTTTGTCGCTGATAGTATGTGCTGTGACTATATTTGTCGCTAAAGATATGCCTAACTTGCCACATATCTCATTAAGAATAGCTTTATCTGTGCTTGGAAATGCCATATCAGAGAAATAAGGCATATCAGCCTTGTACATTCTGTCGTATGCTTCATAGCTTGTGTATTCTCCGTCACTTGTCTGCTTAGTAACTGTAAATATCCCCAACTTAATATAGTTAATTTCTGCGCCAACCTTAACACCCTCGAATATGGTAATTTCCTTATTTTCAAGGCTTACTGTTGGCATATAAATAGAAAAGGTAACACTGCTTGCACAAGTGTTACCTATCGTAATTTCGTTATTGGGATTTATTATGTTTTGGAACTTGAAATTGTTAAGTGTCTCGGTATGTTCTTTTCCATCAACAACATACTTAGAATAGTATCTTGCACTATTTCCCTTAACAATTTCTGTCATAGCTGTGTCTAATATCTTCATTCTACACCGCCTTTATTGATTAATTAATGGCTTATCATAAACTCAATTGAGTATAATTTAGCTGGTGTAATTTCTTCGCATTTGTCGAATGCGTCCATAGGAAGCATTGTCATGTCAGGCACTTCAATCTCTTGTTCATTGATTTCCTGTAATTCTTCCTGTAACTTCTTTAAGTTCTCTGATGTAATCTGATACTGATTATCGTTGATAACTGGATTACCACTGTCGTCCTTATCTGCATACTTAACCTTAGTATTTTCTATGGTCTGTAATGTTGCCTTGTACAGCTCTTCTAACGCCTTAATATTGCACATAACAGCCATAGCAATTCTGCCTGTAGTCTTGTCATGTGATATGTTACTTAAGCTCTGGAATCTGTCTATTAACTCGCTTGTTTTAAGTTTCATGTGGAACTCTCCTTTATTTCTGAATTAAACTTAATTTTGCTCCGACTATAAGTCCGTCCTCATTCTTCGCCCTTGTGAGATACGGATATGTCACATCTCCTGTGTATATTGTCATTTCCTTTTGTGTGCCACCTAAGAATAAGACTTGTGCCGTTGGAAATGGGTTATCTACGTCGCTTACTACATTATCAAGCAATAGTGCTTGCTCACCTGTTAATGGCGGTAATTGAAGCTCTACTTTGTCTTTGATATCCACGATTGTGCCTACCATTTCGCCGTAGTCATTTCTTCCTGTATTTTTAGACCATATCTTATTCCTACTGTATGTGTAGCCGTTATATGCTACTGGGAATCTAACCCCCTCAATCACAACTGCATCAATCAATCAAACCACCCCTTTCAAGGCATTAAAAAAGGAATGCACCATTTCTGATACATTCCTTAGTGTGGTTACAAATTTCTTGCAACCATTATATTTATTTCTGTTTGAGCCATTCTAATATTCTCAAGAAAATCTATGCAACTTCATTGAATAATTGCAGTATAAATTCTCTTCCAAGCTGTGTTATTCTCCTGTGATAAATAGCCTTACCATTGTCGAGGATTTCTTGCTTGATTTCTTCATATCCCATACTGCTGTATGGTGAGTAAAGAACCCAAGTTCCATTGACACTGTATTGAATTTTTTATCAGCAAGTAACTTGTTAAGTTGAATGGCAGATTTCAGATTCAGTTCCTTAGCAATCTCTGTCATTGTATATGTCTTATTGACATGTGTTAAGATAGCATTCTTTCTTTCTGCTTCAACTCTTGCTTGTCTTTCCTGTTTTAACTTTGTTAATAATTCTATTCCAAAGTCTGGATTATTCAGTATTTCATCAATAACATTATCAGTAGCATATATTCCATTCTTGCGAATTGACGGAATAATCTCATCAGCCACTAATGCTTGAAATTTCTCTGCTGTTTCATTTTTGGCTTTCATTGCTAGTCTGTAGAAGATGTTTTCTGGGATAAAATCGTCTTTCCCCAGCTTGTTGGGGAAACCAATATCCTCTAAATATCTGTTGATTGTTTCCCAACGAATAGATATATATTCCACTCCGTTTTTCTTTTGGGTTTGAGTAAACCCAAGTCCTCTAGCAACATTTTCCAATCTTAAGTACGCAACGCCATTCTGCTCATAGCAGTCTACGCCGCAAATATTCTTAGTGTTCATAGGTACTTTAATCTCATTGCGAGAACTATCTTTTGTAGTTGGATAATTATAACTCATTATTTTACCTCCTACAAAAATTTATCATTTGCTCTAAACAGAATCTATTGCGTAGTGGGAGTATATGCCCACAATGCCTCACGCAATAATATTATGCCACTTCCTTTGTAGCCTTGTCCTGTTCCTTTAAATTAAAATTATTAACATTGTCCTGAATGGTTTCTATCTGCTGCAAAACTCCCATAAGAACATATGAAACTCTTTCGTTTTCCATATTTGCTAAAACTTCTGTTACTGTTGCGTGCGCAATTTCTGACGCTATGTCAATATTTGTTACGATTTCTACATTACTCATTTGTTTTTCCTCCGAAAATAATCTTGAATTTTCCGAAAGAAACTGATATGATAGATTTATCAATTCCTTTCGGATTGGTGCTTTTAAAGCGTTGTGTTCGTTGGTAGCGGTGCAACGCTTTATTTTTTTTGCCCTTTTACTTTTTCAATGCCTTTTTTAATCAAATCAAGTATTGTATATCCGCTTTTATCAGAAAAATTCATTATTTCTTCCTTTTCCTCTTTGGTGACACGAATATATATTCTTTCATTTTTAGGATTGTCGAGTTTAGGTCTACCTTTTTTATTGGACATATACTCACCTCTTTTCTGTCCGCACATTTAATATAAACCGTACGCACAAAAAAGTCAAGCACTTTTTCAATAAAAAATGGAACGCACCGAAAGATACGCTCCATTAAGGGATTATTCTACTTTTAATGTCAGCTTCATAAGTTTCTTACTTGAACCCCAAGGTGTCACCTCTAAATCAGCATCACTCTTATCTTCTAGTATGTATATCCTTGCAACTGTAATATTCGCACCTGTCTGCAACTCTCTTGCCGCATTGTTATATTCGTCAACATCAAAACTAGCTAACGGATAGTCAAGTTCCTTGCCATTCTGAAAGCAAGTAACATTATAGTTGTAAATAAATGCTTCATTGTCTTTTGAATTATTTGTAAAGTCAAAATAGACAACAACAACTTCTCTATCATTGCTATCTGTAATTACCTCGTGCTTAAGATATTTAAGTGTTGTATCATTATTCGTTGCTGTGTCTGCATTCTGTTGTGTTGTGGTGGCCTGTTTTGTAGCATTGGCATTGTTACTACTATCACTGTTTCCATTACTAAAAGCAACTATCAGAAATAGCACAAACGATACTATTGCAAAGTAAGAGCCTAAGTGTCTTTGTGACTTGTCGCCTTTACTTTTGATTAAATCCACAATAGCCAATATAAAGCCTATTGGGATTGTGAATATAAATAGTGCTGTAATTGCCGCCGCTATGCTTAGCTTACTGTCTTTTTTCTTTGCTTTCTTTTCTGCCATATTGTGTTACCCCTTTGCTTTTATTTTATAGCAAAAGAATAACACAATACGCAAATCTTATCAATATGGAAAAGCCGCTTGCCCTGTCATATTAGTGTAGTTATTAGCTTTATCCTGTACCATTGTAAACAATTTATCAGCATCACCTTGTAATGTTATGTTTACATTGTTGTTAGCTTCTGACATAGCCGCTACAACCGCATTGTAAACCGCCGGATAAACTGCATTGGCAATACCTGTTGTGATTTCCTGCTGATTGGCTACCGCTGTTCTTCCGTCCATAGTACCAACCATTTCGGGTGCAACTTCATTAGCAACGAATAACTGTCCTTTGTTTGGGAAGCCACCGTTTGCATACCAATCAATACTGACTTTTGGCACTTTAGGCGGTGCAAGACTAAATTCTCCGTCAATCTTAAAGTGTGGTGTATCAATGTGTGGAAATTCAAGTCCTAAATCATTCCACCACTGCTTAAAGCTGTTCCAAGCGTTCTGTATCTTAGCTTTAAAATCTTCGATAGCCACAGAAATGCGTTGAAGTGCTGGTTTGCTATCCCACCAATCTACAACATCATCCCACTTCCCTTGAATGCCTTTTTTAATTCCGTCAGCCAAGTTTTCCCATTTTTCCTTAGTAAACCACGGTTTCACATCATTGCTCCACCAAGAAACAATTGCCAGACTGTTCCACCAACCAACGATTGAATCCCATTTTTCTTGTATTCCTAATTTCATTCCGTCAACAGCGTCAACCCATGTTTCTTTTTCAAACCACGGTGCAACATTATTATTCCACCAGCTAACAATAGCTGTATTGCCCCACCAATCTGAAAAACTGTTCCATTTTTCACTTAAAGATGTTTTTATATTGTCTCCCAGTTCTCCCCATTTTTCCTTAGTAAACCACGGCGCAACACTTACAGTCCACCAATTTGCTATATCATCTTTATGCCCGAATGTGATTGTTTCTATCACTCCGTCAATAAAGCTAGGTAAATCTTCAAATGGTGCTTTTATAAGATATGCTAATTGGTCGAACATTGACATATCTATTTTCTCGCCTGTTAATTTTTCATTGAGCCAATTGCCTAAATTAAATCCAGCAATAGCAGCTACTATTCCACCTACTATTCCAGCACCTATAGTTAAGCCTATTTCTGTTGCTGTTCCTGCTCCTATAATAGTGCCTATATCTGTTGTAAGTAATCCACCTATTCCTGATATTATACTGCCTGTTCCGAATGATTTTAAAGCACCTTTAATACTTGTTCCTATTACTGTAACAAGTTTCTTTTTCAAAACACTTCCTAAGCCTGTAAATTTCAATGCCGCTATAGCTGTTATTAAGGTCGTTTCAATTGGTGCTGCCGTAAATGAACCACTCCATAATTCGATAGCTGCTTTAATGGCTTGCCATAACACATTACCAAGGCTTGAAAATATTTCAAGCCAATTAAGTCCATCTAAATACTCTCCTATATCATGTCCAATTGTATACCAAGGAACATCATCTATAGCCTTTGCAAACCAATTAAAAATTCCTGCCACAAGGTTAGATGTATCTTGTCCTGCTGCATAAAAATCCCCAATTGCAAAGTCTTTAAATATCTTCTTAACAGGTTCAAGTGCTTTCTCTATCTTATCAGCCCAAGCAACCGCTGAATTTTCCATATTGGCAAATGCTTTATTCCATGCCGCTTCATAATCAGCCGCCGCCTTAGCGATATCATCTGTCAAATCAATAGAGCTACCGCCACCACCGCTTGAGCCTTTGCTTGAGCTTGTATCGTCCTGCAATTTATTAATTTCATCAAATCCCATAAGGGATAATGTAGCTTTCTTAGCTGAATCAGCTACATCTTTGTAGCCATCTGAAATATTTTCTAAGCCGTCTGATGTGTCTTTATAGCCACTTTGTCCGAAGCTCTCAAAGTCAATCTTAACGCCCATTAAAGAAGCAATATTGACTAATAATCTTTTGATTGCAATAGCTACTCCGTTTACTATTGGCATAACCTTTGAAAGAATTGGGATAAATAGCTGTCCTGCTACCATTCCTACCTCTTTCATATTGTTACTGAACTGGCGTAACATATTACTTGGGCTGTTAATCGTATTAGCTAAATCACCCCAAGATACTTTACTTTGGTCTAATATTGCCAACACTCTTAACTGCTGCTTTTCCATCTGTGTCATTTCTGATACAGACTTTGATATGCCTAAGTTATAGGCGTATGTCGCTAATGTAGCATTGGTAATATCAATGCCATACTTATACAATGCCCTTGATTGACCGATTAAGCCGCTTTGTAAGTTCTGTGCTACTGTTGAATAGTCCACATTAAAAAGCGAGCTTATATCGCCTGCAAGCATTGTCATTGACTTTGTTATTGCCGTTGTTGCTTCGCCTGTCTGTCCTAGCGAGTTAGTAACAGAAGCTAACTGTGAAGCATACTGTGTTATCTCTTGTATGTTAAGTCCTAAGTTCTTTGCTCCGCTTTCTTCAAGTAAGCCGCCTTGAACATTAACTTTTAAACCAGATAGCTTGCCAAGAGTATCATTTACCCTGCTTTGGAAGCTCTCTGCATATGCCGTTGCATTATCATAGCCGTACTTTTCGTAATCTTTATCCCATTCTGAACCAATCTTACCAAACGCAACCGCTTGATAGTTGAACGCTTCGATGTAATCTGTCGTTGACTTGATTGCTTCTATAAGTTTCTTACTGCCACGAATTACCATAAAATAGGTGGCATAAAACTTACCTATTGCACTTGCCAAGTTCCAACTGCTTTTAGTTGCTGTCCTAGCACTTGTAGAAACGCCATACAGCGACTTTTGAAGTGAGTTTGAAGAAGTACCCACCTTGCTACCTTGACTGGCAAGATTAGCCAATGCGTTAGTCATTTGAATAACATTCTGACTTACTGTTGGTGCTCTTGATAGCGTTGTCATTAAGCCATTTAAAGCATTGCCTAGCTTTGGAATGTTTACAACGGCGTTTTCTATACTCTTACTGCCTAGCTTACCAAGTGACTTTGCAAATTCTGTGACTTGTGTTGCATTTTGCGGAATAGCTGATATGCTTGCAACTGCCTTTGTGACAGCTTGAAGTGATGTAGCTGTGTTAGTTAGTGCAACTGAATCAACAGAACCTATCTTTGTGATGTTCTTAGCAAGCCTTGTAAAATCTGCTGTTCCTGCGTTCATGTTCTGCATAGCAGAGCCTAACTGGCTAACACCACTTGCAAGACCACTTAGTGATGAACCATTCACAGTTGCAAGTGATGTTGACAGCCTTGTAAGCTGATTTATCAGTTTGTCAACAGAATTGATAGCTTTAGTGGCAGTACCGGTAATTTTGACTTCTAATGAATCTAATTCCACGCTTTAACCCCCTTTTTATAGGATTGTTGGCGGTAGCCCTCTCTTTTCAGTCTGTGCCGCCCATTTTTGCTCATTGAGTAACATCAGCTGTAACTCTTTATCGTTGGTATCTTTTTTACTTTCTTCTGTTTTTTCTGATAAAATAGCTTGTTTAGGATATTCAAGGTGTACATCTTTATTAAATGCCGCACCTATTCCGCAAGAAATAGCTGGAATTGCGTAAACTAAAAACCAGTTATACATTTCTGAATCACGATTTTGTCTATCAATCTTTTTGCCTTTTGCGTATAGTAATAATTTTGTAGGTGTCATTTTAAGAAAGTCTGAATAACTAATACCTAGTGAACTGGCTAAGACAAAGTATTCTTCCCAGATTATTTTGTGGAAGTCTGCTTTTTCTTGTGGTCCTGTGGAACTACTGTCGGCTTCTTCTGTTCCTGTGTCGCTTCTTCCATATTGTTCGCCATTTCCTCTAACATCGTTGTTATCCCTGACAGCTCGAAAAAACCATCATCTTCCATCGCTTTCTTGATTTCTTCAAACAACGTTCTATATCCGTAACTCTTATCTGTCTTTCTTTTCTCTGTAATATATGCCCTAGTGAGTTCCTTTGCTTCATCCATAGTTACTGGGTTATTGTCAATACAGCCTGCATAAATGGCGGTAATGCAAATCTCTGGCACATCTGCTGTCATATTTGCTAATCCATCAAAGGAAGCCTGTGCAACGCTTTTATCTGTCTGTGCAAGTAAGTAAGAACCATTAACGACAGAAAACATTTTCTGCACTATTTCTTTGTGCTCTGCCGCACCAAAAGAGAACTCAACTTTGTATTCTTTTCCGTTTACATTAATATTCATCATATTTTCCCTTTCCCCCTATGCTTTAACATAGGAAAGGGGCAGTCCGTAGACCGCCCTTTCAATCAATTGTTATTCTGTTACATCATCAAGATATGATGCGTAGTCGGCTGTTTTGGCGTTTGTGCCACCAATCGACACAGCCTTTGATTTAGTCGATTGGCTTATCATTCCCCCACCTTTGTTACTGTGAATGTGCCACCAGTGCCTTCAACAACTTGAAGCTTGTCTGTGCATTCGATAGGTGAAGTGTTAGGAACTGCTGTTACTGTCATTTCAAGTACTGAATCAGTACCAGAAACATCATTAGGTGTTGCTGTTACCTGTCCGACAAATGCGTACTTAGCAACTGCGCCTAATCCGTCAGAGCCATATAACTGAATAATATCTAACTGCTTACCCTCTGCTTTGATTAAGTCCTGTAAATAAGCCTTTTCAAGATTTCCTGTGTAAGTCTTAGCGTCAGATGTTTTGATACCCATTAAGAATGTCTGTGAATCATCTTCAAATGTTGTACTTTCAACTGTGTTAGGTGCTGATACTGGTGCTGAAATTGACTTAGCCGCAACCATTAACTTATATGAGCCTGCAAAACCATCTTCGCTATGCTCCTTGTAGATAACTCTAGCTTTATAACTTGTACTTGCCATTGCTTTGTCTACCTCCTAAAAATTTGCAAAAAAATAAGAGCATTTCTGCTCTTTGTTACAATAATCTATCATTTGCCGCTATCATTCTTCTGAATCTAGCGGTACTCTTATGTACTTTATTACTGATTGAGAACTCTGGCATTGCATTGCCTTGAAATCTCATTGTCTTGAATGTATCTGTAATTATCGCCATAACCTTGCGACAGTCAGGCTTGCTTGTGTTAGTGGTAACATCTACTTGAAATGTTGCTAACAATGCGTTAATTGTCTGTCCGTCAAGTGTTTGCCCTTGTTCAACTGCTGACAGTAAATGAATGTATACTGTTGGGAATACTGCTTGACCGCTGTTTTCCCCCTCGTTGGTTATAACTATTTTTGGATATGTTTTCTTTAGTTGCGTTAGGGTCGTTGCCTTGACAAGTGCTGTGACTGTATTCTCGAGGTCTATCGCCCAATCGTTTGCATTCGCCATTAACTAAACACCTCTCTTGCTATCTGCTTATACTGATTAATAATCTCTATTGTAGCGTTATACATAGGCATTGTAGCTTTAACGCCGTGCGTGTAGTGCCATTGATTATCATTACCTAAGTAGTACCAACCGTCGCTGAATGCGTGGACTTGCCCCGGGTATGTTCCTACACCCAAGCCGAAATCATTAGCCTTTGGGTTCTCGTTGCCGCCGTTGTAATAAATACCAGCACCAAATTCAATTGCTAATAGCGTGTAAAATGGCTCTCTATCTTCTACCTCAACAGTTTTACCGGTAGCAATTAAAATAGCTTGGTAGCCATCTTGAATAGGCTTTCTGTCAACTCTCAATGTTACTGTCCTGCCTAATGGACTTTCATTAACACTCATAATTGCTGCTTTGTCGCCTAATTCTGCTAGTCGTTCAACAAGTAATTCGCATTTATACTGCAAACTCTGCTTATACTGTTGTAGCTGTCTGATAGCTTCATTTACGGACTTTTCAGACAAGGATATATTAATTGTATGTCTTGCCATAAACACGCTCCTTAACCGCTTGCAAAGCAGCTTGTCTTATGCTTTCATTTATTGGCTCTTGCGTAGATGGAATCATCTTTCCTTTAAAGACAGAACCAACTAATTGTTCATTGTCTGCGTGTATAAACAAAGAGTCGCTTTTTGAAAATCCACCTGTCTGATACTTCATGTCTACCACCTACTTTACAACTGCTTTAAGCATATACTTAGTTGAATATAATGCCGGCTTAATGCCTACAATCGTGAAGTCCGCTGATGTTTCATCAACAAGACTGTCAGATGTGTATGTAGGCTTGCTATTAAGCCAAATAAGGTCGCCTTTTTGGATAGGTAACATATTCCTATCTGTCAGCAAAATAGCATCAAAATCAGCCGTATCAAAGCCGTATTCTTTGCTTTGTGCTTCTCCGCCGCTGAATGATATGTTTGCTTTGAAATCGACCGGCTCTGAAAAACCTGTTTTTTCTTCAAGGACTTTGGGTATCTTATTTCCCTCATCATCAAGATAAGGAATGAAGTTGCCCTCTGTGTCGGTATATCCCTCATATAAGATATTGCCGTCATCATCTTTTTCGTAAATAGTTACTGTCTGTCCTTGAAGTGAATACTTCATAGCCTGCTTATTAATGTCAAGCATATTACTTCACATCCTTGCCAAATCGCTTCCATAGTTCAGACAGCTTCTCCCAACCGTACATTGCTACAAAAGCAACAACAAATCCTGCCATAATCGCCGCAAGAATCATGTACCACAGTATTGTCATCTGAATATACTGCATATAAGCAACAAATGCCGCTACAGTAATACCGATTGACAAGACAAATACCACAATATCTGTAGGTACTTTATTGAATACTCCAATGCCCTTAATTACCTGTGTAATTACAGACACCATAAAAGCTAATGCCCCGACAATTGCTAATATGATTGTCATATTTGCAATCAATGTTTGCATAATATCCATTCTGCTATACCTCCTTATCTTCATTAAGTCGTGCTTCCAATCCGTCTATTCGGTGGTGTGCCGACTTTACACTTTCCTCAACTTTAATAATCCTGTTATCGTGAGAATTAAGTTCTTTTCTCATTTCTGTAACTTCATTCTTTATCTCTGTTGTATTGCTTGATATTGTGTCAAGTTTCATATTTATGCGTGTATTTTCTTTTACACGCTCTGTAAGTTCTGCATTGTCAGACTTTTTGTTGTTCTTAAGATTAAATCCCAACGTAAACAGTCCGAAAAAGACGGAAAAAGCAACTGAAATAATGCTTATAATTACTGCTATTGGCATTGATATACCGCCTTTCATAATTAATAATGGCACACCGCCCACCACCCTTAATGTGTGCCGCCTGCTACCGTATTGGTAACGCACAATCTTCTATAAAACCTTAGCAAAAGGAAATACCCCAACAAATAAGCTGTCTCTATCTCTCCAAGTTCTGTTGACACCACCCTCATTCATACTCGCCATGTAGTTCTCACCAGCTTGTGAATGGTCGTAGACAGCCAGATTAACAATAACACTCTCAAATTTTTTCAAATCCTCGGTTATCATTTCGTCTGTGTAGCTGTCAGGGTAATTTCTTCTTGCTTTTACATCTTCTGTAGCTTGTTTAATAAGCTGTTCGATTATCGGATTGTCTTCTTTGTTATCGAACACTACCACATCAGATGTTGTTTCATCATCATTTGTGACTGTATCAATATGAAATTGTTTAAGTCTGATTTTAGTTTGTTCTAATGTAGTGTATTCCATAATTTCAGCTCCTATAACCCTAATTTCTCAATTAACAGTTCTTTAAGTTCTGCTCCTGTAAGCTCCATTGCGTTCTCAATACCTTGTTCTAAGGCAAGTGTCTGCAAGTCCGCTGTTGGCATACGCTTAATAGCTGTCTTTGTGTAATCGCTTGTAGGTTGAGCAGGGAACTTGTCCTGCTCTTCCTCATATTTAAGCTCATCTCCATAAACAGCTTCCTGTCTTACATTATCTGCTGTTACTTCTTCGCTCTGCTTTGCGGCGTTGATTTTATGTCGTCTTAATAACATATAAACACCTCTTACTTTCCGAACTTAGCAAGAACAACCTTTGAATCGTTGCTTAAGACTGCTGTGTAATGCTCGTCGCCAGAGATAACAGTTGTCTTTGCAAGAATATCTCTGTCTGATTCAATCTCAACGCTTCTCTTCATATAGATTGTAAGTGCGTTCTCTTCCTCTGATACGCCATCTGCACCTGCTTCCTCGTTAGGGTCTTCTGCTGATACGATAACAATAGGACAAGCATAATATTCTGTTGTAACAGCCTTTAACTTGCTACCTACCTTAATTTCCTTGCCCTTTGGCTTGAGTGTATGTGCAAGTGCTGTATCAAGATGAACATTAGTTGTATCCTCGCTTGTTGTGTCAGCTACAACATTGATTGTTCCTGTTGAATCGTCAAGCTCATACTTAACCAGCTTAACTTTCTTAGACTTAACAACCTGTGCTCCTGCGATAGAACCGATAGTGCCATTCATAATTACATTAAGTGGGTACTTGTCATTGCTCTTAAAATCATCGTCATTAAGTAATGTGGCTTCCTGTGCTGGGTTAATGAATAATATCTTTGTAAGTGATGAATCCGATTCATCATCAAATTTGCTATTAGCTGCTACAACTGCTGAATAGCTGATAGGCGTTGCTGTTCCATCGTAATCAATAGGTGCTGTGCAAAGTGCGTCATAGCTGTCATTATCAACCTTTGCAGCGATTGACATAGCAATCTGATTGATAGCTGTACCAAGTGGGTCGCCATAACCAGATAATACTGATTCATCTGTAAGCTCTACAGCCTTACCTGCTTTCTTAACCTTTGCTTCTGTTGTAGATGTTGTAAGTACTGTTGTACCCATGGCAACACCTTCTGCTACATCTTCTGCGTCACCAATATAAGCATACTTTGGCACAACGATTGTGCTTCCCGGTCTTCCTACAAGTGTTGTATCAACTCTTGCAATAGGCGAAAACTTAATTTTCTTTGGTAACTTAGCCGATACCATATCAGCCATTACTTGTGGGTCTACTAAATTTTCTAACTTAGTCTGTGGCATAGTTTATTTACCTCCGTTTTCTACTCTGTGAACTTTTTATAAAGTTCTGGATTCTTATTTTTGAACTCCACTCTTTCGTGGTAATTCATCTTGTTGAACTGTTCCTGTGTTATCATACTTTCTTCTCCACCGCCTGCATTAATAGCCGGTCTTGATTTAAGCCACTCCGCCTTTGCTTCTTTAACCTGTCTTTGCACTTCATTAGCAATTACAGTTGCAATAAGGCTATGGTCTGCATCTGTAACCGCCTCAATCAAAGAATCAATATCCTTTCCATCACCTATAACTTTCTGATAAGCATTGACAGCTTTCATATGATTAAGTTCTTTGCTCATGTTCTCGAACTTTTCAGCCTGCAATTTTTCAGCTTCCGCTTTTGCTTCCGCTTCCTGTTCTTCTGCTGTCTGCTTCGAGCGAAGTTCTTTCTTATACTTAGCTGCTTCTGAACTTGCTTTATCGGAAGCGTTCTTATACTTCTCTTTTTCAGCTCTTTCACTAGCGAGCTGTGCCATAAGTTCTTCTACGCTAGGTGTATGCTCTTCGTTCTGTGGTTCATTGTTGGTTGTTGGTTCTGTTGTTGTGTTAATTACATCTGCCATAATTTCTTTACCTCTGCTTTCTGCGTTTTTTGTTGTTCTCTCAACTTCTTGCGATATTTGTATTGCCCTTTCTCTAGGGCATATAAAAAGCCACAAGGCATTTTCTACCTTGTGGCTCAATATCAATTATTTATCTGTTCTGCTCTTATCTATAACCGGACTATTTTCTGTCTGGTCTGATAAGTCTTGCATTGTGCGGTCTTTATTGGGTGGCTGTTCTCCATCTCCACCCTCCGCTTGGTTCTGTGTGCCTTTGTTGATTATACTGTCTTGATATGCCTTAACCATCTCTCCGCTTCTCGCTACAACATCGTTAGGGTCATCAAAGAATGGAATTGCATCAACTGTATCTTTAAGGCTAAATCCGTGGCTTATCAATGTTGCCATGGCATTAACCTTGGTTGACATTTCATAAGTTTTTTGTCGCTTAATGTTAGGTTTTACATCCATTGCCCTTAATTTAAGTAATGGGTTACTGCTGTTAACATTGTTTGACAACTTAATAGCCGCAAGAACAACTTTTATTTCTTCCATTTTGCAGCCATCAGTAATTAATTGTTGTTTTGCCGCCGCTGTTTCAGCCTGTGACCAACCTGTTGCGTCTGACATTGCAACTCCTGTACTACCGCCACTGTTATCATTTCGTTGTGGCACATTGCATTTCTGCAAGATTATCTGTCGCCTTGATTGGATATTATTAAGCATACCTGTGTAATCATAATTAATTGCAAGTGGCTCAACTATTGGAGTTTTGCCATCTGCTGATGTGTAGGTCTGCATCCATTCTCCAGATTTTGGTTTCCTTACTTTTTCAGTAATGCGTTGCGTTCCATCTTTATTAACCGTTATTTCCTGTTCAACTGGGAAATCAACATCATTTGTATGCCATACTGCCTGCGTATTCTGTTCGACATCATTTGTAAAATCTGAAATGAGTAGGTTTAAGTTATCCATTTCAGATATTTGCCGTTCAAAACATCCCATTCTATCAAATGACCTTGTGTATTCAATAATAGGGATTTTATGTAATGGGTTCTCTTCCCCACTTCTCTCTAAAAATCCCCATTTTGTTTTTCCTTTTTCTGGTCCGTTAGTGATTTTTACCCCATCCGTAACTTCATAGCGAATATCTTTTGTAAAACAGGTATAATATCTTGCACCGCTATGTTTGTCTTTAATGTAAGTGCCTGCAAGAATAACCCTCTTGTCACTATAAGCTGTTGACCTTACAACAAATGTTGTTCTTGGGTCTAATACATCATATGTGAAATAGCTTTCCCCATCCTCATATTCTGTATTCACATCAATAAGGACATATCCGACGCCACCAATTTCAACATATCTTGCAAGTTCCTGTTGCTTCTGTCTTGCGTTCTGCGATTCGTAGCAACTGTTTAATTCCGCTATAGCTTTTGTAAGGTTAGAATCCTCATTGTCGCCATTTTGAACTAGTGTTATAGGGTTTCCCCACTTGAACCCGAGGCAGAACTCGGTAACCTCATTAGCCACATTATCGCAGCACTCACAGTCAATGTCTGGTCTGTAAGTCTTTGGATTCTTCCTAACTATTGGCTGTATTCCTGCGTCATAATCAAGAAGAAACTGTATTCTGTTGGAATTAATATCATGTTCCAAAATTGCTTCACGCAAAATTGATATTATATTGTCAGGCGTTATTTCTTTTGCACCTGTATAAATAGCAATTCTTCCTGTTTGCATTATCTACACCTCTAATAAAATGTCATACCGCTTGAACTTCTGCTTTGTGGTATTTCCTTAATCTGAAAATCATCATCATCGTTAGGCACATACCATATCCATTTGTGGCAATGCTTGCACGCTAATTTATGTGTTCTTGTGTCTTTGCTGTCTGCCTTAGTCAAAAACTTATGGCAGTTCGGACACATAATTGACTTATCTTTATTCATATAAAAATTCATATTTTTACCTCATTGCATAACAAAAGCACCGCCGCAATTAAGCAACGGTGCTTTCGATAAGGATGTGTTTATGAAGAAACATCTTTGTGACTTCTTACAGATATACTATACCACGCTGGTAATGTGACATTCTATGACATCTTTTACAGATATTCACTTCCATATTTGTCTTCAAAGGCTTGTAGTGCTTTAGCATGTATTCTATGTACCTGTCGCCAACACCAGTCTGTTTCATTTGCAATTTTTTCAAATGTAAACTTTCTGACATATCTTAGAAACAATACTGTGTAATAATCTTCGTTGTTTATCTGTTCTATCTGCTCTATTATTTTGTTCTTTACATCAATGTATTTATCTATAAGCTTGTCAAGGCTTTCTTCCATTTGTTCAAGTCTGACATATCCGCATCCTGTTTTGTCCGGATCTGATGATGACATAACTCTTTCTTCATTAACAACCGCTGATATGCTGTATGATAATTCTTTATACTGTGTTATTTCTATCAACTTATTATCAATTATCTTATTGTAATAGCTTATCTGGTTAAGATAGTCCTTAGTTGTCATATAAACCCTCCTGTTATATCGGACTTGATATTATTACTGTCTGCTTTATCCTATTTCCTTTTGTCATTCTTAATGCAAAGTTTGAGAAAACATCTGGAACATCATCTAATTGTTTCTTGCCTGATACCGAATACTGTTTTAATAGTGACATCATCACTCCGTATGGCTCATTAGGCTTATAAAGCGATGCGTCTTTAAAGATAATATGTTGTAATATCCAGTTAGAACATTGAAATATTCTTGCTTCCTTATTCGTTTCAGTTGGTGTATCAGTGATGTTGCATATCCAGCCGACACTTTCAACTCTCTTATTAACTTCCATAGCCACTCTATCGCCGCCGGCGTTACGCTCAAATTCGCATTCTTGTACTTTATTATTCACAAGAACTCCTGCGGCATTTCTGTATTGTTCTTCGTAATCCGCTGTGTTATCGCATACACAATCAATGCAGTAATAATCTTCTCCATATTTTTGCAATACCGGTAGTACAAAGTAATCCGTACCTTTACCTTTTGTATCGCATTGAGCTGTAATAATCTCCGGTTCTCCGTGTGGTAGATTAAGGTATCTGCGGATTTTATCATCTGGGAATAATAACCCCTCACGTTCGATAGGCTCTTGTTTATACAAACATCTATAAGATATTTCGTCCATGAGTAATTGTTGGTCAGTAAAAAACTCTTTTGTAAATCCACTATACTCATAGTCAAAATTACTCTCACCTGTTACTGGATCTACATCCGGCACAGCAATAGTCTTAACTCTTTTGTTTCCTGCGTACATATTCTGTATTCTTCCGATAACATCATGTACGCTCCAACGTGTAGCAATATGTATCTCTTTGCAGTTATGTCCGTCTGTATCTTGGATTTTTCTTTGTCTGGCATCTACTGCATATTTATCCCACAGCTTATCAAGTACCATAGGATTAAGTGCTTCTTCAATACCACCTATCATATCATCCACAAGTAAAAACTTACTTGCACGAACTTTACCGGCATTCTTACTTCCTACAGATGTACATTGTACGCTTGGAAATGGCTTATATTTGCCGATATTGAACTGCTCTAACTTTGCATTAGTGCTTGTAACTGTAAGGCTAGGAAAGATTTCGTTCCATGCATATTCATCAGCATTTGTAACAATATCGTATACACCATCATAATACATTCGTGTAATGTCGCCAGAATGGGAGTAAAAAAGGCAAAAATCATTAGGAAACCAACCAGCTACTAAAGCGTTAAACATCTTTTCGATAGTTGTCTTTCCCGCTCCAGGTATTAATGACACGCACAATATATCGTATTTATCATCAATCATGCCCTGTAAGGCTTCTATTAATCCCATTTTTAAGAATTGTTTGCGACGTGGCATATAAAATCGTTCTTTAGGCTCTCTTTTCTTTTCAAGATATCTAAATCCGCTATCAACAACTTTGTGTTGAGCTTCAATCAGTAAAATATCATAAAACCAATTAATCAGCTCATATTCCGTTTTATTTGCAAACGCATACTTTTCCAAATCCCAAATCGTGCCACCTGTTTTAGCCGTGCAGAAGTCCTCTATAAGCTCTTTTGCCCTCTTAGTGAGTTGTAGTCCATACTCAATATCTTTCTCGCCATTTATGGCTACACTGCAAGCGTCTACATAGGCATTAATTACCTGTTCATCTATTCCGTTTTTTTCTATGTAATTTTCATATCCATTGATTGTAGAAATAAGGCTCTGACTAGCCATAAGAAAAGCACCTCCACTTTTCAGCAAAGGTGCTTATAGACCTCTGCCTATAACTGTTTTAGGGTAGCGACTACAACCAATCTGTAGCCGGTAAAATTTTGTTAGAGTAGTACATCATTGACAACCGGATGCAATTTCTGCAAAAGTGCATTGTAATTATCAATTACATACTTTGCTGGAATCATATATGCTTTAATGCCATATATTTCCGCAGTCTGTCTTTCAATATGACAGCCGTTCCAATCATAGTTTTCACATATTCCAATAAACACATCAGCCTGTGCCAGCTTCTTAAGACTTTCACCTAAATACCATACAGCTTCATTGTTGTTTTTAGGTGGATTATCCTCGATATAACTGTCGATAAGCTCTAATTCCTCGCCCTCGTATATTTCAGCAATCTTTTTCATTTTCTGAATACTTGCTTTGATTTCTTCCTCTGTTCTGCCTTTCATCGGCACACTTACAAATAACTTCTTCATAGCTTCTATCTCCTTTTCTATGTTTTATCAGCCTTTAACTTTCTAAGGTTAGCGGCTACAATCAATTTGTAGTCGGTAATATCACTTAATCAATATCTGCAATGCTTTCTACAAAGCAATTGTAGTAGATATATCTCTTACCATTAAAATCAAACTTAACATATTCACCATCGTTTGTATCAATATCAATCTTGCCTTCATATGTTGCGAGTTCTTTACCATCTGCCGTGTATACAGTAATTGTTCTTTGCATATCGCCATTTACATCGCTTTTCATATCTGTTACCATTCTGTCCCATGACGCACATCCGGTCATTCCTAAGCATAATGTCAATCCTAACACAACTGCTAAAATTTTTTTCTTCATAAAATCTCCCTTCATCGCAAACAATAGTCTGCTTCTTCTAATTTATCTGCTATTCTTGTCATTTCAATCTGTGTCCCGTTTTCGTCTTTTGTACCGACAGTTACATATCTGTTGCTTCCACTTGCCATATCTCCAAGTCTTATTTCTGTTTTATCATCATTAAACTTGTAGCATTTACGCATTTCTTCAATGCAGTTATTCATTTCTGATATTTTCATTGCTTATAAATCTCCTTGTTTCCTCGGTTATTTTAGAGCATATAGCGAAATTCATTTCAACGTGGCTTTGTGGCAGTCTGCCAAACTTTTTCAAAGCATATTTTTCTACTGCTTCTCTTGAAATGTCTATGCCAAAATTTCTCAATGCTTCTTTAGACGGCGGTTGATACTCTGATAAAGGATTGTCAATGTCATTCATTCCTCATAAACCTCTCAAAATCTTTCCTGCACTTAGGGCATAAGTCAATTTGCTTTGTCTTTGTGCAATAGTATTCGTCCAATATAATACTGTCTATACCGTCTCTACTTATAACCGGCTCTATTCTCCCTTGTTCAATTTCTGCAAATATTTCTTTGAAACACATAGGTCTTTTTAAATTTACGGTTCTTAGATAAGGGAATATTCGGTCATACCATATTTTAGGCTTTTCTATTTCAGCACCGCACCTATCGCAAGTGCGCCATTCTTTTTGATGTTTCATATGAACCACCCTCACTTATCACATTCGATTCCCGGAATGAATGTTCTTTTACCTATACAAGCATCTTCAAAAGTCGTAGTTTCTATTGAACATCCGCAACTAACCGGGTCTAATGGACAATTTTCATGATTAATACATGTGCATAAAATTTCTTTTTCTTGCTTCATCATTCCACCGCCTTTTAAACTAATCCTAGCATATACAAAATATCAAGTCCTGATATTCTCTCCGCACCCTCTCTTGTGTGCATAAGAATATCTTTAAGTTTTTCATTTTCTGCATCGCTGTATTTATTTCTATCATACGCTTCCGAAAAACAATAATATTTGCAATATCCATAGCCTGTACCAAGCATGTTTCCGTGAATGCTCTTTCCGACAATATCGTAATATTTTGGTACTTTTAAAACGTTATGTTCTTCATCCATGGTACATTCCTTTTGCTCTGCTTCTAGTTTTGATTGAAGATATTTTAAAAAACTAACAATATCTTTTTCCGTTTTGGAAATATATAAAATAGTTTCTTTCATTCTTCCACCAACTTTCTTCCGCAGATAGGGCAAAAATTAATTTTTACGGCTCCTGCAACCTCTTTCCCATCGCTATTGTCGAAAATCATGTTATTTTCAGCTCCAAAAAGGACTAAATTTCCTTTAC